ACTTCGTAAGGTGTAACCATTCCAGTTAGAAGGTCATCATAAACTAGGCAGTAAATATTGATGCAAGCTGAGTTATGCTTCTTAACTCCTCCAACAATTTCTTCATACTCCCTACGCTCACCTTCCTTGCGAGGTTCCACTTTATCAAATTCAAACTTTCCGTTTACTTCTTTTGAGACTACCCAAGTATTTGTAGAGAAGAATGGAACAATCTGTACGGGAGTCTTGGTAGAACCTAAGAATCTTCCTTCGATAGAATCTCGAATCTCTCCAGCTTTTGCTCCAATGTTTTCATCGGAAACAAAAATGCTTAGCGCTTGCATCAGCATTAAGCGAGGGAGGATTAAGTCATTGCTTAATACTCCTTCAGTACCCCAAGCTATATCCATTGGGGGAAGTGCTAAATTTTTATTGGTGTCTACTGTCACCATTTCATTTTGCATATTTATTCATCCTTTACGCATAGTTATTGTTGTATAAGGCTGTGGCTCTCCTACCCCAGGAATTGAGAAATCGAGGTTCGCCTTGTTTTCTTCATATAGAGAACGGCAATAAGCTTGAAGCGTTTGGTGGTTAACCGTTAGCATCGAGCGCATACCTTTCTCTTCAATGAACTTTAGAAAATCTTCCTTACGTTCTGGGTCTACTTTGAACGTATTAATTGTACGAGTACCTACTGTGCCATAGGTAGATTTAAAACTATCAAGGCCACTATCAGCTAAGATGCCCTGAACTTTAAACTTCATTTCTTCAAGCAGTTTATTCTTTTCTTTCGTCTGAGCTTCTTCAGCTTCAATCTCTGCTCGAAGTTTGAACATCTCTTCACAAAGTTTATTTAGCTCTGCAACACTTGGAGCAGATGTAGACTTGTGTTCTTCAAAATTAAATTCTGTAGTTTCCATTCACGCTGCCTTCTTTCTATTGGAATAAGTCAACGCTACAGAAAAATTTTTTCACGCGCAAGTCTATTTTTTCATCTTAAAATAAATTTCTTCAATTACCTTAAAGTTAGTCAGCGCATCATTGCCATAAAGCCCTGTAACTACTTCATCATATTTGATGGCGGCGTCTATGGCGTTTTCAAACTTGCCAAAATATTTATTTTTACCATTGACAGATATTTTAACTTCATACTTGTTACGTTTTTCAATGTAATGAACACCACGAAAAACACCAAGCCTTACTCTATTAGCTTCCTTATGCCTATTGTGAGAATTAAGACTAGCAGATGCTACCCTTAAATTACTCTTCCTGTTGTCGGTACGATCACCATTTTTGTGATCGACAATAAGCTTTGATTCCTGAACACCTAGAATTAACCGATGACATCTAATTTTAACTGTACGTTTATCTGCTCTAAATAAAGTAATGGCGTAATCCTTACCATCGTTTAACCACTTAAATTTGGTGAGCCAAACATAATCCTCTTCATCGCAAACAAAAAACTTGGCTCTCTCTTCGGGTAATTCGTAAGAGTTACTAAAATAAATTTTCTTCAACCCTAAAATTGTAGGGCTATTTAAGGGGATTGCAATAGTTTCTTAAAATCTAATAGATTCTTAGATAAATCTTGCTTACTAGCTAGGCTTTCTAAAACCTTCTCATCTATAGACTCACTGCAAACCATATCTATACGAGTTACTTTTTCGTGAATCTCTGACCCACCGCGATAGTTACGAGCTTCTGCCTGTACATCTTGCTCCAAAGAAAAATTCCTAGAATACCAAATTGATATGTCTGAAGCGATTAAGTTAATACCAATTCCACCAGCTCCAGGGTTCCCCACTAAAACACGAACATCTTTATCGTTATTGAAAGCGTCTACAATGTCGTACCTTTCTTTAGTGGGTACTTCACCGTGAATAAAAACGTGATTTATTCCAGCTTTTGTCAAAGCCTCCCCAATCATTGCATAAGTCTCTTTGAAAACAGTCCATACAATGACTTTATGGTTGGGGGTTAAATCCTCAAGCATTTCTATAAGCGCATCAAGCCTTGGATTCTTCTCAAACCTAACAGTAGCACCTTCATCTGTTACACAAAAACCAGCTACAATTTGTTGCAGTCTTAAGGCTTTAGTTAAAGCAAGATTAGCCACTACTGCTTCACCACTATCTAAGTATGCAACTAAATTCTTACGCATACTCTCATACATCTTCTTTTGGTCACTACCCATCTCAGTAAACACTTGCTTTTTTACTAATGGGGGTAGGTCTAAGCACTCACTCTTTTTTACAGCCATACTTTTATCTGCAATGATCTTAGTTAGAACTGGCTCCATATCTTTTCGGGGTTGCCAGTTAGGAAAGTATTTATGCTTAGGCATACCAGCATTTTTATCTGCGAAAAACTTGGCTCTAAATTGGAAGAAGTTCTCACCTAAACTTTTGCCCCCATCCATTATTTTAAATTGGGCAAACAAGTCCATCTGATCTTTTAATATTGGCGTACCAGTCATCAGGTACTTGTAGGAAAGTTTATTATGCTTGGTCTTTCTTGCTTCCATTTGATCGGCAAGCTTTATCATTCTCTTAGTTCTTGCAGCGGCAATACGAGCACAGCGGTGAGCCTCATCTAAAACTAATACTTCAGGGTTCCAACTCTGAAGGACTTCAAAGAAGTCATCATTCAAAATAGTCTCGTAATTAACTATAAATATTTTACCAAGGTACTGCTCATGCTCTAGATCACCTAAAGGATTGAAGGCTTCTTGAGAAAACTTTTTTACTTTCTGCATACCACTACCCTCTAGCGAAAAATATTTTTCGCGCGGGATCTTGGTATATAAAGCTATCTCTCTGTACCAATTCTTCTGCACAATAATAGGGCAGAAAACAACAGTGCGTAAAATTCTTTTGTGGGCATTATACTTGCCCCTTAATACCTCAAGCATTGTACGGGTTTTTCCAGTACCCATATCCATAAACAAGGCAAAGCAATCTCTTTCCTTGGCTCGTTCAATTGCCTCTACTTGGTGCTTCCAAAGCTCACTCATATTGCTTTCTCAATAACGTAAATATTATCCATAGTTAGGGGCTTACTCTTATCTTTTATACGAATGACTGGGTGGTTTAATTTCTGCGCAAGTATCCAAGCAAGTGTTGCTCTAATATCTAAATGAGCACGATAGTTTTTATTTAGTTGGTTAAGCCTACAATAAAGCCTTTGCACTTTATCATCTGAAACTTTGCCTTCATATCTTTGCATAAAATAAGGCTATAAAAAGTGGTTGAGGGAGTCAAAGAAAATTTAAGGTGGGCTGGGTGGAATCGAACCACACTATCCAAAAAGCCAAGCGTCCCTGCCCAGATTGAATTATGCCTTACAGCCCAAGCCAAAGCATAACATTAATCTTGATCTCTTAAGACACTCATCTGAATATAAAAATTAAAAAGAGTAAAAAAAGTTATAGGAATAAAGTTGTAAGCTGAATACCCCATACCAACTCCACGACCAACACCATAGAGTACAATACTGATGCAAGCAGTATTCCAAAAAAACAATAAAGAACGAAACTTCCTAAAACGTCCAGCACTCTTTGCCTCTCTCGATCCAGTGGGAACCCACGCCTGAACACTACCTAAAATTTTATCCACAATAGCAAACAAATGAGCGTAATAACTAACTTGTCTAACCTTTAAAGCGTGGACTCCCCAAGGGTGGTAGCTCCAATACTTTAACCATAACGTACCGTACACAAAACTTGGAAGAGTAAAAATATAATTATACCAAAATACATACTCTGGAAATAAACAAAGCACTAACATACCTGGAATAGGCCCAATGAAAATACCAAGAGCAGTAGCCCAATAGTAAATCATCCCAGATAAAAAACACATTCTTTGGTTAAAAGTAATTGGCGCTTTCCAGAAATTTTTTGTAAGTAAAAGAGATGTCGAGCCAAGAGCCCACCGATACATCTGTGAAAATAACGCTCCAACTGAATCTGGGCACACCCCCTTCGCCAAGTTCACAGGAATATACTCAACTGTCCATCCCTTTAGAATGGTTTCAAAGCCAGTATGTAGGTCTTCAGAGTAAGGAATGGCCGCTGTTCCTTCAGGCTCTAAAGCTTTACGTCGATACAGAGCACAAGTTCCTACACATATTGGTGCCCCAAGATTTGAGCGCGACGTATTTATCAGTCTGTAAAAAGTTTCTTGAACCCAACCAGCACCAGCTTCAACCCAACTCTGGCTTCCCTTCACCGTAAAAAACTGCGGAGTCTGAAGAATCCCAAGCTTAGGATTTTCAATAAAATAAGGAAACATTTCTAAAAGCATTTCAGGTCTTGGGCAAAAATCAGCATCCAAAATTAAAATAAACTCTGAGCGAGTAATGCTGAAAGCGTGTCTTAAATTACCAGCCTTCTTAAGCTCCCCTTTATTAGAGCGCTTAACGTAGTTAAAGCCGTAACGCTTAGCTAATAGCGCAACTAAATCATTATCCCCATCATCCAGAACGTGTACAAAAATTTTTTCTCGCGCATAAAGAAGTTTTGAAACGTGCTTATAAGTGTTTTCTAAAAGTTCTAAGGGTTCGTTACAGCAAGGTAGAAATACGTCAATGGTTGGGGATACAACCTTAGAGGCAATTATTCGTTGGTGTCGTTTAAGATCAAAGCCTTTACCAAAAATACCAACGTAGTAGCTAATAAGAAGATAAATGAAAGTGACAGCAGCAAAAAGAATGTAACCATAAAATATAGGATGGCTAAAAGAAAAGAGGGCCATACCTAAAAACAAGAGTGAAGTTGAAACTAACCCAAAGGTATAAAGCTTAACTTTATCTTGTTTAAGGTAGGCCCACTTCTCAGAATCCGTTGGAGGACTCGGCAGCTCTACCAATTTTTACCAAAGTTTAATTGCTGCTTTTACAATGCCTCGGTTTTCAACACCAACCTTCATTGCGTTAACATACTGATGACCAGCGGAAATTTCTAAATTTCCAAGGCGCATACCTAGCATATTCTTTACAGTGTATGTTTCCCGAGTGTCTACTGAACTGTATTCATTATAAATACGGCCCATAAAACCATCATAGAAAAACACTTTTTTAGCCAAAACAGGCTCATAAATCGAAAGTCCTACAAGATTTAAATAATGCTTGTCGGTAGCAAAAGAGTGAACCCCTTGAGCCATAAGCTTACCGCTTGCGAAAGCGGAAGTGTTGATTGTTAATGCAGCTACAATAGCTAGAATTAATTTAGTCATAGTTTTCTCCTTCATTGTAAGAAGAATCTTACTCTTTTTCTTCTTCTTTGCTATCAAGAACTTCATCGCGCTTAGCTTTTAGTTCTTCCATTGACGCAGGAGCTTCTTTCTTTTCGCTCTCGTCTTCAGCAGCCTCTTCTCCAGCCATCGCTGCTTTAACTTCTGCTTTAATTAAAGCCTTAATTTCTTCCATCATTTTTGGATCCATTTGTTTCTCCTTTAGAAATCTAAATTGTTATCTTTCAAGCAATCAAAAAACTTGCTCTGTATTTGTTCGTAAATAATCCTATCACGCTCATCTAGTTCTTCATACTTTAACTTACTGCGTAAATGATTAAGCATATCCCATATAGCAGAGTGACAAGCTCCTCCTTCAATACAAACTTGGTATTCTTCCTTCTGCTCTGGAAGGTTAAACTCCAAATATTCAAAAAACTTAATAGCTAAATTTTCTATCTTATCTGAAAACCCTGACAGCTTATAAACCTCTTTTAAATGCCAAGCTAAAATCCAAGAGTCTTGATCCCCAACTCTAGGCCCAAGAGCCACATTGTAAGCCCAGATAATTCTTTGCCATAAAGATGGCTTCTTTTTATTGGCAAACAAAACATGAGCAATAAACTGAGGAAAACGGCCTAAAAAGGCTGATTTTAACGTACTTACATTTGCAGTAGCATTTAAGAAAATCCAATTATTTTTCTGAGCAAACTCATAAATAAAAATATGATATTTCTGCTTCATAGCAACGCTCATACTAATTAAAGCAATATAATCGTCTGGGCCTTGTTGGTCGCCGCCTACTTGAGGACTTCTTCTAAACAATCCTGTCTTAACCATACAAGAATCAATTACTGGAAAGAATTGATAGGCGTCATTCAAATCGTAAATTCTATTTCTCTCTAATCCAAGTAGATACTCAGAAGTGTATCTCAAACCATTACCAGTTACAGAGCCATCACCCGACATCAAACCATTTGCGTCTAGGTATTTCTCAAATACTAAATCTTTTCTTTCTTCATTCGTCATTATCATCTGCCCCGTGCATAAATATTAAAATAGCTATAACAACAATCGACCAATTTACAAATCCGATAAGCAACGCTTCTTTTGAGAATAAGTCAATATCAAGCTGCATAGGAATAGACTAAACAAACCATGTCTGAAAGGCCAATTTAAAAAACAAACAAAACACAACATATAAAACCACTCAGCCCTCCTTAACTTCCAAACTAAAGGCAAAGCTAAAGCAACCCCAACTACTCCATACTCAAATAAAAATTGTAAAACTTCATTATGAACAAAAACAAAATACAAAGTTTGTTGATCTGGTGCAGCAATACTCTCAGCTATATTGGGGCCATACTGAGTAAAGCTCCCAGGGAAGAAACCAAACTTCCACATACTCCTTGCCCAAAACCATTCCCAAACTTGGTTCCATAAATGAAATCTCCCAGAGTCCGAAAAAAAGTCATACTTATAGAGGAGTGGTAGGGGGATTAAAAATAAGTAACCCCAAACACCAAATAAATTATTCACCAAAAATAAACAAATACCACCAAGCCCTAGTGCAGTAGGATGCACTAATATGGGAAGCACAAAGCCCCATCTCAAACCGTAAGTAGCTAAGAACATCAGCATCAAGCAAGCTGTAAGCGAATGATTTCCACAAATAGGCCACGCAACACTTACCCAACCTAAAACCACCGCCAACCACTCTGGAAACTTCCCAACCATTAACCCAGAAAATAAAGGAACTAAAACACAAAGAGCAGCGTACTTTAAATGAAGTGTAAAATTATAATCAATCACACCTAGCTGCTGGTTAAAGGCTACAAATACAGAGTAACCACCAATGTAAAAAAGCAGCAAAGCCGCTTGCCACACATAGTGTTCAAATAAATACTTTGCATATACAATTAAGAATGTGACGAGGAAAGGAAACCACGCTAACTCATATATTGGCATCATTGCTTTTCTTCTTAGCACCCTATCCCACGCCGATCAATTCGATGATTTTCTAAACCTCTACGGCAGAAAAACACCAGCCCTAAAACAACACTGCGACTCTAACGGTAACCCCTATGAAATAGTGGTCGAGTGGCTGGGGGATAAATGGAAGGCTAGGCAAAGATACTGCTATGAGCCTGATTCAATTTGCGCTTTCTTAGAAGGCGAAGATCCTAAATCTTATTGTCATCGTTAGAGAGAATCCTAAGACACTTATCGCAAACTTTTTTAACGGGAGAAACATTCCTCTCGTTAATTAAGTAACCGCAGAAAATGCACTCACTATTCTTTGGCTTCTTGTTTCGAGATGCCGTGCGGATTTTCGAGGACACAGGTGTAGAGGAACTTTTGGGCTTTTTCTTGTGTGATGGTTTCTTTTTCGATTTTAGTTTTTCCAAGATAGCACTCCAAGTAATGTTTATGGCATTTTGTCTGAAGCGAATGAACGTGGTACAAATCTTTCAAACCAGTTGGTGTATTGCAGAGCATTCCTATTGCGATTAACAAGTCCATTTACTTTTCCTCATAAGGTACTGCTAAATTATTCGCTAAAAGCATATCACTTAAATTAGACCCGTCATCTAAAATAATCTCTGCCACATAGCGTCCATATTTGTCCTGGCCTTTGCTCGTAACCGTAAAAGTCCCGTTAAGCTTAGAGTCCACAAAACCCCTAGCCTCTAAAGCTTTTGGGTCGCCACTCTTTAGCTCTGGGGTATTCACCCTAGCCAACCGAAACCGAACAGAAATGCAAACGTGAAAACCTAAATCAACCAAAAGATGAACGGTATCCCCATCTATTGTATTAATTTTCTTTGCTCTGAAAGTGAAGTTCATTTCTTTAGCCATCCATTAAGCTTTAGCATTCTGTATATGGGTTCTTCAAGCTCATGGATGAGTGAATGGGGGATTTTTATTTTGTACTCGTATTCGAGGATATGAAAAACCTCGTGGCAGAATGTCATTATTAATTGTTTTCTTGATTGCCCGTTTCTTATTCTAATTTGTTTTTTGGGGGCACTCTCTGCCTCACCCCAAACATCCTTACCAAGATCATCAGAATAAACAACGTCGTATGTAATTTTACTAGTGGCTCTAACCTTGCTTGGCAAAATAGGCTTCCTACCCATCCCACTAAAATAACATATCTATTAAGACTTCTGTAACCTATTGAAAATAAAGAGAGAAATGATAATACCAGCTACCATTGTAATTAAATAAACCATTTGTTCTTCTTCACTTAAAAACTGATTTCCTTCATATCTTGGGGGTTCAATAAATTTTGTTTCAAAGTTTAATCGGAGCATTTCAACCTACTCTCAAGCCACTCTGCCCATTCGGCTTCACATATTAGGTTAGCCTCTACACTCTTGATTAAAGCCAACACCTCATCAATAGCGTCTTTGCGGCCTTGGTCGTAGCCAATTTTATAAACGTCAGCCACTGGCTTAAACATTTGATCAGATTCTTGAATTGGATAAGTTCCACAAAGTGATTCAAGTACTTTATACTCTGTCATTTAAAGCACTCCAGCCATTCTGCATAATCTTCAGCATTTTTATTACGTTCCCATTCAAGCGGTGCTTTTGATCGCTCTTTAAGAAGATGAACGGCATACTCAAAACCCGCTATAAATCCGGACTCAAAAAAGTTACTAGGTTTTAAGCTCGAATCATTGATTTCATCCAATCCGCATATTTTAGAGGTCTCCATAGCAACTGTCATAATTGATTTCATCTCAAACCTATCCTTCACTCACACCCCACCGCCTTTTGATTCCCTTGGTACTATCTTCATTCCTGCTTTAATCATTCTCAAAACAGGATCGTAAAGATGTTCTGGCATACCCATTGAAACGGCTTTTTCTTTTGTCATAGTTTTTACTTCAGTTCTTTTAATTTGTTTGCACCCGATAAAAATTAATTTTCTTGTGATAGTAACGGTGTAAAAAGTTGTAACAGTGAACCAAAAAATAGCTCCTAAGCAATCGACGTGTGCGTCGCCGTAAATCTGTGCGTCGCCGTAAATCCATGCGTTGCCGTAAATCCATGCGTCGCCGTAAATCCATGCGTTGCCGGAAATATGTGCGTCGCCGTAAATCCATGCGTTGCCGGAAATCTGTGCGTTGCCGGAAATCCATGCGTTGCCGGAAATCCGTGCGTTGTCGGAAATCCGTGCGTTGCCATAAATCCATGCGTTGTCGGAAATCCGTGCGTTGCCGGAAATCCATGCGTTGCCGGAAATCCGTGCGTTGCCGGAAATCCATGCGTCGCCGTAAATCCATGCGTCGCCGGAAATCTGTGCGTCGACGGAAATCTGTGCGTCGCCGGAAATCTGTGCGTTGCCGGAAATCCATGCGTTGCCGGAAATGTTTGACTCTTTCTCTACCCACCCACCTTTATCTCCGCACTTTACTCCGTGTCTTGGTAGGTCTATAGTTGCCTCTATGCGGTACAGAGTTACGCCTAAATGAATTTTAGTCTCTGAGGTTAGTTTAAAGTGTTTCATTTTGCTTCTCGGTAATTCTCAAGGGCTTGTTCGAGTTTAGTCATTTCAAAACACCCTTTTTATCTTGCTGCCTCAATAAATGAATATCGTAAGCGGAAGGTAAGTGTTTCAAAACATCTCTAGCAGCTTGTCGGATATACTTTGGAACTCTAGGGGTTACTTTAGGATCGAGTAAATCCCTTAAAAAGTTACCAGCTTTGTTTAATGCTCTGAGACGTTCTTCAGGTAAAGTCAAAGTGAATCCACTGGAGTTTTTTGTCGTGCTTCAAACTCCTTCCAAAACTTTTCGTTTTGTTGCTCTCTTTGAGCAAGGTAAACTTGAATCTCATAAACTTCTTCAAGAGTTTTTAATAAGACTTGCTTCATCACTCCGCCACTAATACTTGCTCCACTATCAAAAGCTTTTCTTACAAGCTCAATATCTTCTTTAGTCATTCTCATCCTCGCAATCTAAAATAATTCTGGAAACGTCCCGTATATAATTAACACAAACCCCAGTATGGTTGCAGCAATCGCAACCAACACCCTTGCACGTTTCGCATCTTGCATAAGTAAGCTCGCTCACTCAGATTCCCAGCTAGTTAAAACTTCAAGCAAAACAAACCCGCCAAATGAACATACCAACAACAAAATTAAGTAGCTCATTCGTACAATCCTTTCGAAGCTAAGAATTTTTTAATCAACTGCCTCACCAATTCCGAAGTAGTGATGTCATGCTTCTCCGCTTGTTTCTTAATCTCCGCAAGATCGCGCTCACTCAACCTAATATTTAACACTGTTTTTTCCATATAAAGCAATCGTAATACAAGGGTTTTAGGAAGTCAAAAGAAAACTGTCTAAACTAAATTGGTTTAAACTAAATCTAAATATTCAATAAAACCGTTATTAGATTCCATAAAGCTTTTTAAATCAGAACCCCCTGAGTCATCAGTAACAACGCAATAACCAGAGGAATCAATAAATAATTCCCTATCTCTAGAATCCTCTCTGGAATACCTTACTTTAGTCCCACTAGGTAATTTTAAAACTGTTTCAACATTAGAAGTACGCACCCACTTCTCCTGATAAATAAATTTTTCTAAAAACTGAGAACTCTCTTCATATAAACTAATTTTATTTACTCTAGGTTCTGATGCGTCACCACAATAATAGGGATTATCTACATAAATAATTGTTTTCATGCCGCTAAGAGATACAAATTTAATATCTTTTAGATTCACCGCAAAAGTAATTTCTGTACGCTCTCCTTCGAGCTTATTATAAAAAGTTCCTGTTAATTTTATCAACTTGCCCATTTCTTTTTTCTCCTTTAGGGTTGAAGTACCTACTCCAACCGAAGGGATTCTACAATGTCAAAATATATTTCTTACGCAGAACTGCAACGCAAACTTCAAGAGTTTGGAATAACAGAAGAAATAAAATGGACAGATGATTGGGTGCAATTAAAAAATGAAAGTGGATACCCTTACTACATTGCAAAGAAAAAACTCTACGGATCTAATACCGCTTTCTCTATTTACTATGGAAATTGGAAAACTGGAGAGACTAACTCTTTACTAGCTTATGGAGAAAAAGAGTTATCCAAGCAAAATTCTAAAGACTTTGAAAAAAGTATTTTTGAATCCTCAAGCCAAATTGACGAGTGGATAAAAAAAGAAAATGAAGATGTGCTTCCCGTACTTGAGGCTGAGTGGTCGGGGGCTAATGAAAATTCTGACATACCAGAATATTTAAAGAGAAAAGGATTCACAGAAAATAATTTAATGGGAATGAAAACAGACCCAGCCAACCCCCAAACACTCCTTGTGCCGTTAAGAGATGTAAAAGGTAAACTTTGGAATTTCCAAAAAATATTCTTTGATGGCTCAAAGCAATTCCAAAAAAGTGGTCGAGTGGCTGGGGTGTTCTTCACTTTTGGTCAAAAAACAGCCAAAAAAGCCTATATTTGTGAAGGAATGATGACAGGTTACTCTATATGGAAAGCAACAGGCCACACCGTATTTTGCGCTATGAATTGCGGAAACATTTTAAAAGTTGCCCAAGAAATCAGAAGAAAATACCCAGCAATAAAAATAATAATTGCCGCAGACAATGACCGACACAATAACCCTAATATGGGGGTTAAAAAAGCTAATGAAGCTGCCAGAGTAGTCAGCGCAAAAGTTATTGTCCCATACTTTGAAGGAGAACCTTCTAAAGCTCAAACAGATTTTAATGACCTCCAACTCCTAAAAGGAATTGACGAAGTTAAGAAACAATTAAGTAGAGTGGAAGAAGAGGAACCTGAGTATATTTTAACTCTTGGGTTTGATGGTAAAAATTATTACTACACCACTTACGATAACAAACAAATAGCCATTCTTTCCGACCACTCAGAAAGTGACTTCCTACACTTGGCCCCACTCTCTTTTTGGGAAAATAGATACGGTAGTTTTAGTCCTGCGCTTGGACTTACAGTTAACTGGAAAAAAGCTAAAAGTGATTTAATGAAATCCTGCAGAGAAAAAGGAGTGATTAACCTAAAAAAGATTCGAGGCACTGGAGCATGGTTGGATAAAGGTAAAGTAGTGCTTCACTTAGGAGATAGATTATTGGTTGGGGGGCAAGAAGTAGATATGCGCTCCTTTGATAGTGAGTTTTACTATAATTATGAAGCGAGAGTAGAGCCTCCTCACCCAAGCCCTCTATCCACTAGTGAAGTGTCACAGTTAACAGAAATTATGGAGCTGCTTTCTATACAAAATCCAAGCCATAAAAAATTGATGGCTGGGTGGATGGTTCTTGCTCCAATTGGGGGAGCACTACCTTGGAGGCCACACCTTTGTGTCACAGGACAAAGTGGTAGTGGTAAATCAACAATCTTAAAAGAGTTCATTGAACCCCCACTAAACGCCTTCCAAGCCATTAACGTACAAGGCGCAACTACTGAGGCAGGGTTAAGACAAACAATTGGGTGCAAATCTATTCCCGTAACTTTTGACGAGTTTGAGAGCGAAGATATTAAAGCAGTAGCTAGTCGACAAAAAATTCTAGAGCTACTTCGACAAGCCACTTCGCAAGATAGTGGTAAAATTATTAAGGGTTCAGGAAGTGGGAAGGCTTTAGAGTTTCAGGCAAGCTTTATGGCTATGCTCTCTGCCATTAACCCCAAAATTATTAATGAAGCAGACCTTAACAGAATTTTGGTGGTTGAAATAATTAAAACCAATAACTTAGAAAACTATGAGCTACTACTAGAGAAAATCAGGATGCTTGATTTAGATTTCTGGCAAAGATTCACAGCTAGGAGCATATCTAAAATAAGTCAGATTCTAAAAAGCTACCCTATACTCCAAAAGGAAGCAGCTAAACTACACTCCAATAGGTTTGGGCAGCAATATGGAATACTCTTAGCTGGGTATCATAGTTTGATTAGTGATTCAGTGGTTGGGGAGCAAGAAGCTAAGGAGTTAGTAGCAGCCCTATCTATCAGTAAGGAAGCAGAAGCCGCTAAGGTGGATGACCAAAAAGATTGTTTAGAACATTTAATGCACAGCGTTATAAGAATAGGATGGGAGGAAAAAACAATTATATCCTCTCTAAATGACTACTTCCAAATTCAAAAAGCTAAACCAAGTGATGAAGAACTTGGGGGAATAGGGGAAGCTCTAAGGAATAATGGTGTCTACCCTACACAATATAAAAATGAAGATGCTGTTTTAATCTGCAACAAAGTCCCTGCCCTAACTAAAATTTATGCAAGCACCCATTGGGCTAATGGTTGGGGGGTTACGCTTAAAAGGCTAAATAATGTGCTCGTAGGTTGGCAAGTTCAACACGAGAATAGAAAATCACCCCGAGGAGTCTTAATTCGGTGGGATGACATCGCATCAGGGCGATAGTTCAGTTGAGGAGTGAGGAGCTGAGGAGCCTGAAAAGTTGTAAGTTGGCGTAATGGTTGGGATATTTTAAAACGCCTCGGCTCCTCAGTGATTTTTAAAACATATACACACCCTTATATAACTAAAAAATAGAAAAAATACTTTTAAACCCCTATATATATATATCTCTATTTATATATATTATTGAGGAGCCTCCCCATAACCCTATGTTTTCATTGGGTTGCGTGGTGCGTCATGGCTCCTCAGCAGGCTCCTCAGGCTCCTCAGTGTCATTTTATCCATATGATATTATTGAAGAAACTAAATTGGTCGGATGAGGAGCCGAAACGTACTTTTTGAGGAGCCAACCCTTTTCATTAATAAAAAGCATTAACCCTCAAGCCTAGTTCCAACCCCAGCCATATACCTAACACGCCAAACCTTCTTAAAGCTTTCACAGCCTTCACCATTACAAAGAAAGTAAGAAACCAACGGACTAGGTGGTAGGAAATTAAAAGGGCTTCAGAATCCATTTTAGAGCCTTTCATTGGTTAATGTATTGCGTATTAGTATTGCTGCGTTTATATTTAACTTATGGCTGAGACAAACTATTGGCAGAACTTAAAAGAAGGCTTAACAGGTGGTTGGGAACACGTTGGCACAGCGGATCAAACTAAAAAAGCTCAAGATATGGCAAAAGATCCCAAATTAAATACCAGGCCAAGCCCAAGTCCATCAGCTAACCCCTACAAACGGGTCAAGTAGTCTCTTTATCCTTAACTTCGAGTGTTACTTGTGTTTGTGGTTTAATTGGAACTTCTTTGTTTAATTTCGAACCTATTCTGTGAATCTCTCGAAGTCTTTTCACAGCATCGTGGCAGAAACTTAGTTTAGGGAAGATACCAATTATTTCCCTATTTCTGCATATCGCCCATCGGCCATCAGAAGTTGGTTGAATGTCGTAAGTCATATTTTAATCCCTTTATTAACAAAGACTGATAACCCATAAAAACACAGCTACAACTACAAAGTTTTGGGTTGCTTCACTAGCTTTTTGTTTTCTAACTATCGTCAGCGTTATTCCGCAGACTGAAAGTGTAAACATCACCCCAAGTAAAATTCTTCTAGTTGTGTCTATTCCTATTTGATCAAACATATTATTTACAAATCTTTCTTACTCCATATGAAGTAGGAACGAATTGACAATTTATTCCTTGGTCTGGGTTGTATTCTCGGACATAACCAGAGGAGTCTCTGAAGTATTGAGTGTCTCTAGGTTGGTAGATTTGCTGTCTTGATTCCTGAATAGCTTCATCGTGTCTTCGTTGCAGGTCTTGGTAATAGTCAGAGTAACCAAGGTTGTCAGCATTCGCTACGTTTATTAAAGATGCTCCAAATAACATTAAAATCATTTCTTTCTTCATATAATCACCCTTCTTGTAAGTATTGTTACACCCACTAGTAATGCAGTGAGTATGCCAAATGTAATACAGTCTACAATAGTTATTAGTTTTTAAAATTGAGATGAGTCTAGAAAGTGACAGCAATTGCCGTCACTCGACTATAAGTTACACACTAATCTTGAGAATGATTCTCAATGTTGTGTTGGGTTAACCCTACACCCCGAATCACCCAACCAATGACACCCTATAGCTACGTAGAAATACTTAGAAGTTGTCAGTATTATGCCGCCCCCAACCATAAGATGAGAACAATTCTCAATTTCGAACCAATTGTTAACCCATCAATTAAACTGCTTAACCCCAATTGTTAAGAGCTCCTTAAAATCCCCCAGATATTCAACCACTTACAATTTGGCTAACATAATATCGGTTATCAGACCTAAACTAATTCCATTTATTTGGAACCTCAATCGACACTTAACTATATGAAATCATTAGGCTAATGGTTGGCTGGCTTAGTTGTATCAACTAAATTAGTTTAGTTAGTCAATTGTTAAACTAATTTAATTAAATAAAAGCTAGGGGGAGGGGGTGGGGTCAATGTTTTTTAGTGTTGATTTATATTGAATCGTATTGACAATATTTCTTGCGCGTAAGGGAGTTATCCCCCATCCTCTGATTTAATGACCACAAGATCAAAATCTGCAAAGCAACTTATTAAGCAACTAGAAAACCCCCCAGCCATCTCGCAATTCGTCACCCCGTACATTAATGAATATATTTCGAAACTTGATCCAGAGTTTATGGACTTGGATGAGGGCACCTTGCTTGAGAGAATTAGGAATAATTTAGGGAATCAGAACTGGCAGCCAAAACCTGTTGTGGAGTCTTTGAGGCAGAAGTTTTGGGAAGAGTATGAAGTGGCGCATAGGTATGGGGTTACGATTAATGAGGTAAAAATATTTGAGGGAGTATGTGAGAAGGGAGTATTTCAAAAGCACATGGAAGACCCTATTTCACTAGCTTGGCTACTTTGTAGGCCGCAGACTTATGAGCAGACGATTACTAATTTATTGAATCAGGGATACCGTCGTTTCAGCGAGGTGCTTTCGTTACCTATCAAGAATAAGATGGGAGAAGTTAACGAGAAGCTTATTGAGAGTATGATTAAGATTACCGCTATGATGGATTTGAGGCAAAGGGGTGGTTATACTCAGAGAAGTGAGCAGCTTATTCGTCAGCAAGTAGAGCACACACATTCCAATTCTAAGGAAGTTCAAGCCCAAGTTTTGGATATTGACGAGCGGATAAAAGAACTTGAGCAGAAGCTTTTAGAAAGCAAAGGATTACTCCCCCCTCCAGATGGCAAGAGTTAAAAAAACAACATCACCTCTTGAAGATTCTCAAGTTAAGAATGAACTTGCTCGGCTAAAGGCGGAGAAACTTAAGGTTTTAGAGGCGGAAGCGAAGTTTCAAGAAGAATTACCCCATCGGTATGGGTGGAAGTGGTACAAGTGGGCGAGGGAGTTTTACGAGAGCAGGAATAAGGAATGTTTTTTAGTTGCTGCTAACCAAGTTTCAAAATCATCGAGTCAAATAAGGAAGTGTATTGAGTGGGCTACAAATAAAGATTTGTGGCCTATTCTTTGGAGAACGAAGCCGAGGCAGTTTTGGTACTTATATCCGACTAAAGAAGTGGCGTCGATTGAAATTCAGACGAAGTGGATACCAGAGTTTATGCCTCGTGGTTCTTTAAAAGGGCATCCCCAGTATGGTTGGAGAATTGAGAAGGATGGTAGAAATATTGCTGCTATTCACTTCAATAGTGGCGTAAGCATTTATTTCAAAGCTTACTCTCAAGATGAAAGTCACCTTCAATCTAGCTCTGTTCATTACATTGCTTGTGATGAAGAATTGCCAGAAAGTTTATACGACGAACTTTCATTCAGACGTTCTGCAACGGATGGGTATTTTTCTATGGTATTTACTGCAACCCAAGGGCAGCAGATTTGGTTTGATACTATGGAAGAGGTTGGTACGGAAAGGGAGAAGTTTAAGCACGCTTGGAAGAAGTGTGTCTCCATGTATGACTGCATGGTTTATGAAGATGGATCCCCCAGCCACTGGTCTAAGGAAAAAATTGACAGAGTAGTTGCAAGCTGTAAATCGGAAGCTGAAGTAAAGCGAAGGGTGTATGGTCGTTTTATTAAGGATGAGGGGTTAAAGTACGGGGCGTTTGAAATGCGCAGGAATGTTTGTGAGGTTCATCCTATTCCGTACACTTGGCATTATTATGCTGGGGTGGATATAGGAGCCGGAGGGGACAAGAACCATCCGAGTAGTATTTGCATTGTGGCTGTTGCTCCAGATTTTAAGAGTGGCCGAGTGGTTGGGGGGTGGCAGGGTAAGGATCGAGTAACCACTATGGGGGATGTGCTAGAAGTTTTTAAGGAAAAGTTTTGTCCACCAGGAAGAGTTTACGCTGGGCTATTTTATGACTACCACGCAAAAGATTTTGGGACTCTCGCGCAAAGAGCTGGGCTTCCATTTATGCCAGCGGAGAAATCGCACGAGATAGGTCAGCAAGTAGTAAACACTTTATTCAAGAATGATATGCTTAAAGTGTTTAACGTCATTGAGCTTCAAGATTTAATGCGAGAGTTAATGAGTGTTCCAATAGTTGGGGATAAAAGAAAGCTACTTGATGACTTCGCAGATAGTTTACGCTATGCAACAACAAAAATTAATTGGAATTTTGAAGATATTGGATCTGCGTACACTTATGGGCTTGATTTTCCAAAGTCGGAGAGAAAATTATCTTTAAGAGAAGAATCTTTTATTGCAAATCGGGAAAAAATACGTTCTCCTCAAGACAATGAGCATCTTTCGATCGAGCAAGAACTTAACGCTTGGGCAGAACTTTACGATTATTGAGTTGAAAGAATTAATTGAGCACTCTAGTAAGTTTGGAGTTTCTAGTTTAAAATTTGAAGGTGTAGAAATTACATTTAATGGTTCAATACCTCAAGGGTATGTACCAGTTAGCCCAGAAAGTTTACGGGCGCAGGTTAGAACAGACCAAGCTAACTTGAAACAAGATATAAAAAATTTAAATGCCGCTGAGATTGAGAATTTACTTATTGAAAATCCAGCGCAATACGAAGAATTACTTGCTTCAGGGGAATTAGCTGATGAAAATAGAGGAACTTAATAGCCTTTATAAGCAATCTGAATCTGTTGACTCTAATATTTTTGCAGAGCAAAGATCAAACGTACTTTTAGCTTCTTCAGAACATTATAATCGTAAAAATTCGAGATATTGGTCTAGAATCCGAGACAATCGGGATATGTCTGAGTCTCAGAAGATCCGAATAACCAAAAATCACATCCAAAAGATTTGCAAAACTTATATTAACAATATTGTGGTGTATTCGCCTGGTGTTAAGGCGTTACCTAAGACGGATTCTGAACTTCAAGACGTAAAAGCAGCAGAACTACACAATTCTGTGCTTCAAGACCTTTTTTCTCGTCATCAAATTCGAGATAAGATCAGACAATGGGCAAAAGATTTCGTAGAAGTTGGAGAAACTTGCGTAAAAGTATTTTTTGACCCTATGAAGGGTGAATTTTTGGGTTATGAGCAAGCTGTTGATGAAACAGGCTCCCCACAAATTGATGAAACTGGAAATCCAGTAGAAGATAAGAAAAAACCAATTTTTACGGGTGATTTTGTTTTCGAAAGAGTGTTTGCTTTCAATTTACTTCGAGCGCCTGAAGCAAAAGATATGTTTGAGAGTCGCTATTTGATTGTAAGAAAGATGGCGAATTTAAAAGACCTTGAAAAACGATTAGCTGGGGATGAAGAACGTCTAAGAATGCTTGATGAGGGTCGAGACGAGACTTATGTCATTTTTGATAACGCTCAAAATGGTTTTTCGGATAAATCAGGCCAAGTTTTATTAAAAGAGTTTTATTTCAGACCTTGCGCTGAATATCCTCAAGGTTATTTTGCAATTTGCACAAATAAAGGAATTTTGTGGGAAGGTGAGCTTCCTTTTGGTGTGTTTCCAATCCATTACGCTGGTTTTGACGATATTCAAACATCGGCACGAGCACAAAGCATTATTAAGGTGTTAAGACCTTACCAAGCCAATATTAATCGTAGAGCTTCAGCACAAGCTGAGAATGAAATGATTCTTGGACAGGATAAGGTACTTATCCAAAGTGGCACGAAAATTGCGAATGGTGGGTTTCTACCTGGAGTACGAGCAGTAACTTATACTGGTGCACCCCCAACCATTCTTCCAGGGAACACTGGAAATCAATATTACGAAGGAATCGCATTAGAAATCGAAGAAATGTACAAGGTTTCTAACGTATTTGAGGATACGGAAGAAAAAGGCGAGCAAGATCCTTTAATTTCTTTATTCAAGTCGATGAGACAGAAAAAGAAATTTACTATTTACGCAGAAAAGTTTGAGAGCTTCATAGTTTCTATTTTTGAGACTACTTTAGCTTTAGCGAAGCAATACTACACCGAAGATATGCTTATTCCTGTTGTTGGTCGTAAGGAGTATGTGAATATTCCTGAGTTTAAAAACACTGACAAGCTTTGCTATCAAATTAAAGTAGAACCTCTAGATGAAGATGTAGATACGATGCTTGGAAAGCAACTCACTTTCCAACACGTTCTTCAGTATTCGGGTGGGCAGCTTTCTCCTGAGCAAATTGGTGTATTGGTTAGAAATATGCCTTACGGTAACAGTGAGCAAAGTTTTACAGATTTAACTCTCGATTACGACAACAGTAAGAATGACATTTTGGCTTTAGATCGAGGTCAACAAGTTCCTGTAAATAAATACGATAATCACGAGTACACTATTAAGAAGTTAATTAACCGAATGAAGATGGCAGATTTTAAATTTTTAGACCCTGCTATTCAAAATCTTTACGCTGAGAAAATTGCTGGGCATGAGCAGATGATCGCCCAAATGCAGCAGGAAATTAAGGCAGCTCAATCTGAATTTATACCTAGCGGTGGATTTTCTGTTAAGGCTGATTTTTATGTACCTAATAAAGAAGACCCTAATAAGACTTCACGAGTTTCTGTACCGAGTGAATCTTTGCAATGGTTGCTTGATCGATTAGAGCAACAAGGTTCTTCACAAGAAGTTCTGATGCAGCTCCAAGAGGGGGCACAGGCAGATGTAGCGAATATGGTGAGTGGAGGAGGACAGCCCGTAGAGGGAGGCCAACTTTCACCCCAAGACCAAGCTTTATTAACTGGACTCCAAGGACAATAGGGGGTTTAGTTAAAGAAAAAAGAGCTTAGTCTCTAACAACCAGAAAACCAACTGGTAAGGGGGAAAAATGGAACTAGAAGGTAACGAAGTAGTACAAAATGAAGTAGTAGAAACAAACAACGTAGTTGAAGCAACACCGGAAGCCACTCCAGAAAAAAGTGCTATTGACGCTTTAAAAGAAAAAGCGGAGGCGTTTAACGAAAAGAGTGAAGAACCAACAGAAGAAAAACAGGAAGAAAAAGCAGCAGCTCCTGAGACTCCTGCTTACACACCTAATTTCAAGGTTTCTTCGTATGGCAAGGAATATGAAATCCCAGAGCTATATAGAAGCCTCATCAAAGACAAAGCGTCAGAAGAAGAAGTAAGAAAATTATTTGCTAAGGCTTATGGCTTTGAAGGTATGGAGCCAAAGTATCGAAGTCTTCAAGAAACACACAAAGCAATTTCTACAGAACATACAAATTTGACTGGAGAGATTGGAAGATTATCGAATTACGTTAAATTACGAGATTATGACGCATTCTTTGAAGCTCTACAAATTCCTGAAGAGAATATCAAAGCTTGGATGCTAGAAAAGTTACAACGCTCCCAGTTGCCTCCAGAGCAACAAGCGGTATATAATAGGGAGCAACAACTTCGTAGGGAGTTTTACAACAAGCAAGAAAACGAACAACGCTTGTCGTCAGAACTTCAAACAAAAGAGGCAGCAATACTTGAGAACCAGACCAAGGAACTTCAAGTAAATTTTGACAGAGCGATGTCTTCACCAGAGACAGCAGCTCTAGCTCAGAAGATTGATGCTGCTCAAGGTGAGAACTATTTCAGGAATTATATCTTGGAAAAAGGCTCACAGCATTTTGACAAGACGGGTGAGATTGTACCAGTAGACCAACTGGTATCAGAAGCCACCGCTTATTTTGGAAAGTTTTTTGCTCAAGTAGCTGCGCCACAAGCGGCAGCTCCTGTTCGCGGCCAAGCAACGGTAGAAGCACAAAAATCCAAGGCGGTAATTCCCAACACGGGCGGCTCAACAAGTTCACCAGTGAAAAAGAAAATTACTAACTTTAACGACCTTAGAAAAGTTCAAGAAGATTTCTTGAATGATCGGGTTTAAAAACTAGGAGACTAATAAATGGCAACAACTGCATCGTTCAACAATATGTTGAATGAATATGTAAATGAAAAGCTTCTTATGAGTATGCTTAAGGAGCGCAACTATTTCTTCAATATGCTCGACCACTCGAAAGATTGGCAGGGTGGAAGCTACATTCTTCCTTGGTTAGCAGGAGTAGGTTCTTCTGTTAAGTGGGGCGGTTTAAGCGCATCGAACGACATCGCTGAAGAAACAACTCTTCGTGGTGAAGTATCGATCAAAGAAGTATATGGAACAATGAAATTCAACTCGACTGACCTTCTCCGTAACGGAAAAGTAAGCGAGCAAAATTTCTTAAAGATTCTTCCAGATGCTCTTGAGCGCCACATGAAATTTATGTCGGATCTTATCTCGACATCTATCATGAACTCAGGCTTTGTATCTAAAGCTACTGCTGACGGTACTGCTGGTGGTTTAATTACTGTTGATGATCCAGAGCGTTTTCAAATCGGAATGAAAGTTTCGGTTGATGATGACAACAGCACAGCTCAAGCTGGCTATGTTACAGCTATCGACATGAACACTGGCGTTTTGACTATTAAAGACGCTCGTTCAAGCGGTTCGGCTGTTAACTTGTCTGGTTATGCTTTAGCACAGAACGCAAAAATCTATGCTGAAGGTCAACAAGACGATGGTTTTGAATCCTTGACTAACGTACTTTTGTCTTCTGCCAATGGAGGCGGTTCGACATACGGTGGTCAAACCAAGGCTTCGTACCCTATTCTTCAAGCTATTAACGTAGATGGAAGCTCAATCACTGCAACAAATATCTTAAGCAAGATTTTTGATGCTTACGTTACTATTCGTAAGCGTGGCGGTGGAGCACCTTTCAAAGTTCTAATGAGCTACAAGAATTTCGGTTCTTGCTTGAAATCTCTTGAGAACTCAAAAGGCGCATTCAACACTGTACCTGGAAAGAAAGCTTCTAGCGTATATGGTTGGACTTCTATTTCTGTAGCAGGTTTCGCTGGAGAGCTTGAGCTAGTTGCTGTGCAGGAATGCAACAACGAGCACATTCTTTTCATTGATCCTAGCTCGATGAAATTTGCTTCTGTTGGCGGCATTCAGCGAATGAAGTCACCAGACGGTAATGAATACTTCGTAGAGCGAGCAACAACTGGTTACACATATATTGTTGACCATCAGTTGCACGGCAATATGCTTGTTAAGATCCCACAACACAACGGTATCTTGTACGGTATTAGCTACGCCTAATAATTGAGAATGGGGAGGGGTGAAAGCTCCTCCTCAACTCTAAAGGAGAAACAAATGACTAAAATCATTCTTGCCTTAGCACTCCTAGCTCCTTCGTTTGCACTAGCTGCAAAACCAAAAGAAGTTCGAGATATCTTGAACAACTCAGGTATTGCTCCATTAGCTGCAAGCCAACTTGGAACTGAAGTTGTAGATGGCGCAATTAAAGTAATGCGCGCTAACTATGACTTCTCAGTACAAGGCGGAAGCTCGGCTGCTACTATTTTCTTAAAAGCTCCAGACGGAAGTTCTGCTGCTATCCCTAACAAAGCGATTATCAAGTCGGTTTATATCGACACTGTTACTGCTTTGACAGCGGTTAGCACTGGCCCACGTTTGGCATTCGGTGCAAACACCGATGTTGACTTGAAAGCTGCTACTGAAGCTGCTTCGTTCAGCGGTATCATCGCAGGTATTCCTGCTGATTCTGCTGCGACAGCGGTTAAAATGACGGCTGATCGTGCTCTTACGATGAAACTTGCTGGTGGAAATCTTTCTGCTGGTAAAATCAACGTATTTGTAACTTACTTAGTTAGCGAGTAAATTGATTGGGGTAACGGGATTATCTCGTTACCCCATTTTTAGGAGATTATATGGCTATTAATATTTCAGCTTCACCACGTTACGAAAAATTTGACCCCCAAGTTTTAACTGTAGGGACTACTGAAGTAGCATTTCCTGATGCTACTGCTTCAACTGGAGTAGTAAAACCAGAGGCTATTTTTGTACAAGCTTACTCGCAAAATTCTGGTCGAGTAGTTATCGGTAAGACTGGACTTGCTGCTGATGGAACTACTGGAGTTATTGGAGAGCTTGCTGCTGGAGCTAATATGACTCTTCCAGTTGGCGCAATTTCCTCTTTATATGCAAGAGCTACTGCTGCTGGACAAAAACTTTTTATAACTTACTTAGAAAAAGTAATTTAAGGAGAGTGCCATAAATGGCAATTCCATATCCATTTATTTGGAATAGTTTAGGTTCTGGTGGGGGCGGTGGTGGTGGTTCATCTGATTCTTTCACTACTATACAAACACCTAGCGGAACTTCTCCTGTAGCAGATAGTACAACGGATACTTTAACACTTAGTAGTTCAGGTACAGTAAGTATAACTGGGGATAGCTCTACAGATACAGTTTCATTTGATATTGCATCTGGGGCTATTACAAATACATATATAAATGCTTCTGCTGGAATTTCATTTTCTAAATTAGAGTCATTAGCTTCAGGGAATATTTTAGTTGGCAATGGTTCTAACGTAGCGACTTCTGTAAATCCATCTGGTGATATTGATGTTGATTCGTCTGGAGTTTTTTCTATTTCTTCAGGCGTAATCGTAAATGCCGATGTAAACGCTTCAGCGGCTATTGCTGGTACAAAAATAGATCCAAACTTTGGTTCACAAAACATAACAACTACAGGAACTAGCTCCGTAGCATCGGAATCCGTTACAGGTACAGGTGGTTCGGGATTCGTTCAATTAGCTAATCAATCATCGGCCCCAAGCACACCTTCTAGTTCTTTAAGAATTTACGCATCAAGTTTGAACGGTTTTTGTTGGAGAGGTACAGATGGATTTACGCACGAGATTTCTCATGCCGGAACTGCCAATAGAACGTATACTTTGCCTGATGCTACAGGGACATTCACCTTCATCGCTGCAACTCAGACTTTAACTAATAAAACAATAGATGCAGATCAAAATACAATTACGAATATTGAGAACGCTGATATTAAAGCCGCTGCCGGAATTGCAGTTAGTAAATTAGCAGCATTAACAGCATCTAGAGCGGTTGCTTCTGATGCTTCTGGTTTTTTGACTGCATCGAGTGCAACTTCTACAGAGCTTGGGTATTTGAGTGGAGTAACTGGAAACGTACAATCTCAGTTAGATGATAGACTTCTTTTAGACGGTTCTAACTCACCTATGACTGGTTATCTTACTCTTTTTGGAGATCCAGTTAACCCTCTTGAAGCCGCAACAAAGTCGTATGTAGATTCCTTAGCTGCTGGTCTTAAATGGAAAAGTCCAGTAAGAGTGGCAACTACAGCTAACGGAACTCTGGCTTCTGATTTCGAAAATGGTGACACTATCGATGGCGTTACATTAGCCACAAACGATAGGATTCTTTTAAAGAATCAATCTACAACAAAAGAAAACGGTATTTATACTGTTAATGCTTCTGGTTCTCCTACTCGTGCAACTGATGCCGATGTTTCTCCAGAATTAGATTACGCTGCGGTTTATGTTACAGCAGGTACGGCAAACGCTGGTAAGGCATACGTTCAGACTGAAACTGTTGCGACAATTGGTACTGATACACAAACATGGGTTAATTTAGGTGGAACCACATATACTGCTGACGGCCAAGGTTTAGAATTAACTGGAACCACGTTTGCGCTAGAGCTTGATGGTTCTACGCTATCTAAATCTGGAACTGGTTTGAAAGTTAATTCTATTACTTCATCTTTAGTTTCTGACTTTGACGAAGCAGCCCAGGATGCAACTGGAGCTATGATATCAAGTGTAGACTTCCAATACACTGATGCAACTCCATTGTTGTCTTCTAAGAAAACTATAGAAATTAAGGTTATGGATGACAATACAACCTTAACAACAGGTGATGGTAAGTATATTTGGGTAGTGCCATCACAGTTTAATAACAGAGTTATTATTGGAGTTTTTGCAACTGTCACAACTACTTCAAGCTCTGGTACTCCAACTGTTCAAATTCACAATATTACTGATGCTGTCGATGTTCTTTCTACTGCACTTACTATTGATGCCAATGAGTATAGTTCTGATACAGCGGCTACAGCAGCAGTTATTAATACTTCAAACGATGACTTATCAACAGGTGATCGCATTAGGATTGATGTCGATGTAGCTGGTACTGGCGCTAAGGGATTAAGCGTCGGTATTATTATAGGAGTATAAAGTGAGCCTCGATATTAAGTGGATGCCTAACGTATGTGATTGCATACTTATGCAAGATAGGGTTGATCCTGATAATCAATATGTTTTTTTAAATAAATGTATCACTCACGCAGGAATGTCAGATATAGACGCAAGAGCTGCAATTATTCAGCTTTGCATACAACATTCAGAGGCAAATAGTGGCAATTAAACAAAATGTAGGTGGATCAGTTTCGTTTACGGTTCCTGCTTCTGCCACATATTTTTATCCATTAGTTCAAGGTTTTTATACTGCTTCAGCGTTAAGTACTGAAGCCCAAGCGCAAACTAAATATTACAATACCGGAACGCTAAGAAACGCATATATCTATGTTTCTACTAATTCTGCTGCTACAGCGACAACTATTAAGAGTAGGGTTAATGGTGCCGATGGAACTATCTCTTTTACAGTAACGGCAGCAACTACAGGATATTTTGAAGATACAACAGGTACTCAAACAATCGCTGCAAATGATTTAGTTTGTCTCACCGTTATAAGAAGCACAGGCGGTACTTTTACATCTCAGTTAATGGGAGC